ATACATTCGTGCTGGCTGACCATTACAGGTAAATCGTCCTCAGTGACTGATTTGTCCCAGGTTATGGCTGTTTCCAGTGTCTTGACCTGGTGGTATCTGTCCCTGACATATCCACCGCAGTTGCACATCATGGCTGTTCCTAAAAAAAGTCTACCAAGGTGAATTCAAGTCATCTGGTGAGATTGTGCCTGAATTCATCCATGTAGACTTCTTTTCCATGAATTCAAGTCCAATGGTGATAAGCAGTACATATATTCCACCGTGGGTATGCTTTTACTGTGGTGAAACATCTCGGTTAATTGCTTCACGGTATGCCTGTCTTGTTTGTTGGCTGTTGGGACTGGTGGCGCTGTTTTCTGTCCGTGCGTGCTGAAGGTTTGTTAATAGCATGGATTCTTTTTTCTATAAACCCCCTATTAATTGCACGAAAATGGAAAAAAGAAATCCCGGAAGTATGCGGTTTTTTGTCAGTGGCATGATAATTTCCACCGTCAAATAGCGTGCCAGCCGCATAAAAAACTTCACAGGAAACTTTTATTCCTCTCAGGAAACATGTGTTCCTGGGTATTTATTCCATTATCGGAGTAATTAACGCCTAAAATGGAATAAATAGATTACTTGCCCGGTTGACTGTCAATACGTTATCGGCTTGTAAACCATCGGAGCTATCCGGTTACGCTGCATCTGCGCATTGAGCCGGCTGTAAAACTTCTGCTGTGCCGCCCTTTGCGCCGCAGCCTCGGCCCGTCTCTGCCGGTACTCAATAGCCGCCAGTTTGCGGTCTAACTCCCCCTGGCGGTTCTGAGCATCAATCCACTGCGCCCGTGCCTGGTTTTCATATCTGTTGCCCTGGAAGGCCTGGCCCATGCCCTGAAACGCCCTAATCAGTGCGTCGCCCCTCGGCCCCGAACACCCACTCAAAGTCAATATTGCCGCTAAAATTATCAGTATTTTCATTTCCCTGTCTCCTGATTGCCGTGATAGTGCGGATTCTCAGCCGGTGCATCGTACCCAGCTAAAAACTCCCACCGCTTATATGCAGCGTTGTAAACGTAATTGCCCCCGACTGCGTCCGTGAATCTCTGCCCCTCCAAAGGATTGGCGGGAAAAATGTCCTTGGCCTGATTGTCATCAACACGGCGGTACAGAATATTGGTCCACCCGGCAGCTATTACCGCCAGGATTAACGCGAGTATTGATATTGCCAGTGCTATGAATGAAATTACGGTTGTCATTGGTTTTCCTTAGTTGTACAAAATTTAACCATGTGGGACAATTTGTCCACTTCGCGAGCGGGCGTCGATCCTGTGGGAGTGATCTCACGGCCCTTTGGCGTCCGCTTCGCTCCACTGCTCGGCCATCGCAGTGGCTATCCCTGAGTATGTCCGGCTTCGTAGCACCGCCCTGCCTGCGCTTGGCGGCATCCGCCATACCCTACCGGCCCGCCCTGTAACTATGTCCGTAGGCCGTAATTCTAGAAGCCCTTTGAGCCATAGGCACGTTGCTTTTGTTTCGCCGTGCCCGAACTGCCAGGGTTGAATGATTTGATCGGGCTTGCGGTATTTTGTGGACATAATCCCGACCGGGTTTTCAATCGCCAACCTTTCGCAGTCGCAATTAACCAGAGCCATAAAAAAGTCTATCGCGGCCTGTTGCCTGCCGTCTTTGCGCTTTTCCTTGAACCACCTGGCACCGCTTGCAGCTAGATGAGTACATGGCGGGAAAGCTATAACCAGATCATAGCCATCCAAGTGATCCATAATATCGCCTTGAATATGCCATTCTGGATGCCCGCCAGATTGCGGAAGTACGTCGCACGAATACGCCTCATGGCCTGAATTCCGAAACGCCTTTGTTACCGCCTGGCTCTCCTCGCAAGCGATTAAAACTCTCATTCCACTTCGCTCCTGGCAAGATTCCAGCCCTTTTCCCAGTTGTCAGCGTAACTCGTGCTCCACTTAGATGTGCCGGTCTGGCTTAGTTTGCCGATCTGGCCCGTGGCCGACTCTATCGCTATCTCCGCCTGCGCCCGTTGACTGAGCGCGAATCTGTGAAAGGCCCGGCGCCCTTCGTGGTGTGCGGCTGAATTTTGTTTCCGCTTAGTTGTCATGACTCGCCCTCAATGCCTTAGCCGTCCTCAGAACGTCGTCCTGGCACGACCACACAATAGGCGCCCTGCCCTTCCACATTTCGAACACAACCGCCTCAGCGTCCGTTAAATACCGTGCTGAGGGCGGTTTAGAACCATCTTTTATCTCCACACGGACATCCACGCCGGCCATACCCGCTATTCCGTCCAGGGCGCCCGGTATTTCATGGGTGTGCTGCCAGGTGCCGCCGAGTCGGCGCCAGAGTTTGACGAGCTCCGGCTGATTGGCGTCCACTCGTGAACGTGTCACGGCACTACATCCAAAACGGCAGACACAACTCGCACACTGTCACCTTCACTCGAATAATCGGCATAGAAAAGCCATCCCTCACGTTTGCCGTAGTCATGTTCTGCGTAATCCTCTGGGTAATGGTTATATTGTTTTGCCAAACGCCGGGCGGCTGAAATTGCTTTATCAGCCTCCGAGAAAACATGAACGGTTGTGTCCGTGTGGCGATCCTCAACTATCACTAGATACAATTCCATCAGAAATTCTCCCGATACCATTGGTCAATCACAACCTCCAGAAGCGCCCTCCTGACGGTTTTTACGGGCTTTCCTGAGCATGTGTTGGCGAATTATTTGTTCGGCGATATCATTCAGAACCAGATTAGCGTCTACTTTTTCTAGATTCTTGAAAAAGTAATAGCATAAATCCTCGATGCTCATCCCCGCCTTGAATTCACGGATTAACCGCTTTTCCCACTTTTTCATATTGCCTCCATTAATTTACGGTTCTCGATAGCCTTAGCCATTCCCGGCCACAGTTCCGCAAGTACGATTGTCTTTTTCAGTTTGCCGTTCACGTTCCCTACCCAGCCCCTCGGTGATAGGTACAGCCCCGACTTAATGCCCTGCTCTACCTCGCTGATTACGGCTGCGATAGGCTGGCCGGTGGCTATAGCGATATGGTGGCAGGCGCCGCCGTAGGGGTGTGCCTTGAGGTATTCGGGGATGTTCATACTTGAATAGCCTCGCGCTCTGCCACGGCTTCAGGGTGATTCTGTGGTGCATCCTGGCCACCCTCAGGCCAGTATGAATGTCCGCGCTTCGCCTTTATTGTATTAAGCACGTCCAGGTAATCGCCGACATCCGGCGGGACATTTACAGATACCTCCATTCCCTTCAAGGCTAATCTGTGAGCCAGTATATAAGCTGATTTCTGACCTGCGTAATTCTTGTCATTGTCAGCGAATATCACCAACCTCTTGACACCATCGGGAACCTCGAAAGATTCCATCATCGTTGTATTTATAGCTGACCATACGGCCATCGGCTCGCCTTTCATCCTGGTTAATTCGTGCGCTGCTATGGCCGTTTCGATACCTTCAGCCAGTCCCAAGACTTCGCCGGTGGTAAATAACTGAATAGCGGCGCCCTTCAATGCCTTGACCGGCGGCATGGTTTTCTTTCGGCAATCCACATCAGTAAGGTAGGTGCGGTGAATACTGAGTGCCTTTCCTTTAACGCTGGAAATGGTGGCTATCATGGCTGGATACGTCCCGGTGACTTTGCCGTCATCGTAATAATCCAGGCCGGGATGCTCCCGTAGACAATCGGGAAATACACTCAATCCGCGGCCTTTCAGGTACTCGATAACGCTGTGCCTGTCCTTTGTGCAATCCTTCATCACCTGGCGCAGGGCTTTACGTGGATCACCTCCTTGAGACTTTGGTACAGATTCGGACGCGCACCCAACAACAGCAGCTACTTCATTTAGTGCTTTGTTAAAATCCCAGTTATTGAATTTCTGGAGTAGTTGAAATCCGTTCCCGGCGCCGCACCCGTTACAGAAATACATTCCAGTGCCTTTATCATCGAACCTGAATCTATCTGTACCCTCGCACATTGGACACGGGCCGTGCTTATTCACGAGGTACTTTGCGTCAATTCCTAGCATGGGCAATATTGAGTGCCACTTACCCCCAGCCGCCCTATCAACCGCCTCAAAATTCATGCCCTAACCTCCTGTTTTTCTTTTGACTTGGCCCATTTGATATTGCAGTGACGGATGTATCCTTTGACCTCAGAGCCAACGAATTCAGATCGTGATTTATGTAATTTATTCGGCCATACCGTGAACTTCTGCCGGTACTTATTCGCGGCCCAGCCTTCCTTGAATCCCTTTTCATCTGCATACAGGAGTAATTGAGAATACCAAACCTGTTTTTGCACCATTGTGTATTCGTGTGTTTTTACCTTCCTGGTTTTTTTCGTGACGATCCCAAGCTCACCATCTATCACCTCCACGCCACGCCCATTAACCTCGTGCAGTGTCCCGCATGTCGGGCAGATTGGCCGACCTTTGTAAATCGTGAAGCAGTTTTTGCAAGTAATAGGATGGGCTTCTTTGGCCTTGCGCTTTTCCTGGATTTTATTCGGCGCGACTTTTCCAGTAGTCAATTCCCAGTCGTCGTATTCCTCTGGAAAGCCGTGCTCATAAACCGCCCCGGCGTGATCGATAATAATGCTGTCCTTCTTACCCGGAAAGCAGCGTATCGCCCTGCCAAGCATTTGAAGATACATAACCACGCTTTTAGTGGGCCTGGCCAAAATACAGCAATCAATTCCTGGGTTATCGTAACCCTCGATATATACCGCACAGTTTGAAACTACCTGAATCTCACCGCTACGGTGCTTCCTGTCGATTTCCTCTCTCTCGTCCTGTGGCGTTTTTCCGTCAACATGAGCGGCATTTACCCCGGCCCGGTTAAATTCCTCGGCTATATGGATTGAATGTGCAACTGAACTGGCAAACACAATGGCTTTCCTGTCTGGACAAATCCGCCCGAAATTCTCTACCACGTCGCCCACCAGTTTCGGCTTATCCATGGCAGAGGCTAATTCAGACTCAACATAATCCCCAGCCCGGACACTTACCCCTGATAAATCCGGCTGTGTGGGCGCATACAGGATCGGCGGCACCAGAAAGCCCTGACTGATTAATTCCGAGATTGAAGGGCACTGGACCATTGTGTCGTATAGATCCCCCAGCCCTTGGCCGTCGCCCCTCGCGGGTGTTGCGGTGAGCCCGATGACTATGGCCTCTGGGTAATGCTCGATTATTTTCCCGTAGAGCGGTGACATTGACCTGTGGCATTCGTCAATTATCAGGATGTCACAAGCTGGCCAGGGATGAATTCCTCTCTTTTCACACCATGACATCATCGTTTGAATGCTTGCCACCGTCACAAACCGGGTCACTGGAGCATGGCCAGCCATCAGCATCCCGTGGTCTACCCCGGCCTCAGTGAGCTTATTGCTGGACTGTTGAGCCAATACCCGGCGGTGAACCAGGAATATCGAGGTCTTACCCTTGCCCACCGCGCTTCGGATGATTTCACCGGCTATCACGGTCTTACCCGCACCTGTGGGAGCCTGGAGTAATAAACGCTTATGCCCACTACGAATAGCGGCCCGGAGTCCGTCTATGGCTATCGGCTGGAACTCCCAGAGTTTGATGTTTGAGCCCTTATTCTTTTCCGTGGCCATGTTTTTAAGCTCCTTTCGCCTCGGTTTCGTGCCTATCAAATCGGCCTGAAAGGCTGTAGGTACGGGTTTTCTTCGTTTGTTCGCTATATACTGCGTTTTTATGCATATCCATGTGCATATGCATATGCATCACCATGTGCATATGCATATGCATACTATTTCCACCTCTCCATAGCCGCTTTTCTTTTTATATTTGTTATTTTTTGGACGTGTTGAAATTCCTCGTCAGCCCGTTTATTACCCAGTTTCCCGTTATTAATATCCCAAAATGACTCGATTTCAGCCCAGTATATTGTCCAGTCCCTTGGCGTAAAATTGGTTAACTTGGCGAGTAAAACAGGACTGAAGGGCAGATTGCATCGGTGATGCCAGTATTGCTCAATGAGCCTTCGATATAGTAAATCGGCCATTGGGGATAAGCAGACAGTATCTCGGAGATAGTCGAGATAATGCCAAGGCATATAAGGCAAGGATTTTCTTCGGGTTTTCATGGCGCCTCCATTCAGGCAAAAAAGGTGCGCCAGGGGTAATCCTGAAATGGCAAGAAACGGTAATGAGCCGCTGTCCCGCCTGGCGCCTAACATTATACCGCCTTTCCCGGTGACTGCTCAAGTTCATGCGCGTCAATCACCGCCTGAAACTGGTCGGCAATGCTCATGCGCTCGCACCACCTGACGGCTTCGGTTAAATCCCCGGAGTTGTTGCACTCACAATCGGCGCTGTAAAAACTGTTCCCTTCATACTCGCGTTTTTGAGCACAACCACACGGCGCTGGCTCGTATGCCGGGATGCACCCGATAAGGGCTTTTACGTATTGGTCAGTCATTTTCTGTCTCCTGTTGTGCCACTAACCGCCCAGACCGCTAAATAACCGTGATAGCGGTGATTGCGACATACCCATAGATTGCCCCTGCTGCCTGTTAAATGCGGCCTCACCCGCTAACGGGTTCACCGCAGAGGGTACGGATAACAAAGGAGGCTTGTATCTGGTATTGATTACCTTTTTAGCCTCTTTGGATAACGCGCTGAACGAGTTTTTTACTGACTGCTCGAAAGCGTCTGCCTCAGTCGTTGATAGATAGTCTTTGCCGTACATGCTTATCTCCTGTTGTTTGGTGTGCCACCAGCCGCCGGTACTCAGCCCTCAGTCGCATGTACTCGCTGACAATGTGGGCGCGGTTCATGCGCTTGAGTGTGGCGGCTATGCGCTGGTCTAGGGTCATTGCGGCGCCTCAGTTATCACACCAACTCTGCGTCAACGCCCAGAGCGGATAATAAATCGAATATGCCGTTCATATTACCGATTGAATTGGCAAAACTGGCCGTTTCTTCGCCAATAGAAATAAATGTATCGTCATTATCCAGGAACACCTGTATTTGGAGTTCGTGTTGATAATTGGCAACCCAGAGCCAACGAGTAATATCACTGTCCAGGGTTCTAAATACGTCTATTCCCATATCAGCGCCTCAGTTAAAAAAACCCCGGCCTTGTGACCGGGTAATCGGAGAATGCCGAGGTTCCCGCTCGGCCCGGTTATTCATGGCCGTTTCGACAGCCGCTTAGGCAGTAACCCGAGCCGCAATGCAGCGCCCCTAACCTGGTCAATTTGCCGCTGGCTCAGAGTCTCAGGCCATGCCGATACCGCGGCCCGTGTCATGGTGAGCGCATCGGCCATAGCCGTCTGACTGTCGCCAAATATTCTGATCGCTTGTGATTTAGTCATGGGTGGATAATAAACGCCTGGATTTATTTGTCAACATAATGTTGCATTGTCTGTCAAATATGTTTACAGTGCCTGCACAACATAAAAGCAAACCGGAGACAACATGAACAAACAGGAAACAGCCGAGCGCATCAAAGTGATGCAGGCGTATGTGGACGGCGCGGAGATTGAAATTAATCACTCGCACCCTTCTGACGCATGGGTTTCGGTTCAATCCCCATCATGGAACACCTCCGCAGCTTACCGCGTAGCCGAAAAGCCCCCGCGTGACATTTACGTGAACCTCGCAGAATCGCAGCCGCTGACCCGCGTCCACGGCAGCGAGACTGAGGCCCGGGATTGCGCTTTTGACGCCACGTTTGCCGCAGTCCACTACCGCAGGGTTGACGATGAATAACTCCATGAAGCCGCGAACCTACACTGATTCATTCCGCCACGAAGCCGAGGACATGCGCCTCAGATTGTACCTGCGCCGGGAACTCCACAAGGCGCGGGCGTGGATGCGTAGACGGTTCCCACAAGGGATTATTCCATGAAAGCGCTTAATGACACGACGCGCCTACGTTTAATGCAGGCCACTCAAGAGGCCAAGCGCCCGCCTGAAGGAGACGAATGCGCAGAGTGCGGCGAGGATGATTGGAATTATTCGACAGGTTACCCTGGATCCAGGGAAGAGCCACCAGAAGCTGCCGGCAGAGAGTGCCGCTGGTGTGGGAATTTCCAACCTGACAGAAGTGAATAATGAGTGAGTTTATGAATATCACCAGCGAAAGGACGAGGGATATTACGATGACGTTTAACTCAAATCTGGATGAAGTTCTGATACAGAATCAGGCGCTACAGGCGGCTGAGGCAATGGATACACAACTGCGCCGGGGGGCTCTGAAAGATGCACTGGAAGCGTTTGATAGCGTTGGCTCTGCTGATTGGGAGTTGACGACTACCGCCCTGGCTGATGTGCTGGTGGCGGCGCGAGAGGTGGTGAAATGAGCAGCGCGGCAGAGAAAATCAAAGTCATGCAGGCGTTTGAAGATGGCGCTGAGATTGAAGTCTCTCATAAAGGCGTTAGAGACTGGAACGCTAATATTAACCCAGCATGGAATTGGGACATTTACATCTACCGAGTAGCCGAAAAGCCGCCGCGTGATATTTGGGTGAATATGGACGGGAATATAGGAAACGACTATATGCACATGTCTGTTGGATTAAACGAGAATGTCACTCGTGATTCAACTTACACTTGGAAATTTCCCTGCGTCCACTACAGGAGAGTCGAATGAGCGAACTAGCGAAACAGACGGGTAAACAGGTTTCACTTGTTGAACGGTTTGCTGAACGGTTCAGCCTGGAGCCAAGTAAATTGATGGCTACGTTGAAAGCCACAGCATTTAAGCAGCGCGGTGATACGCCTATCAGTAATGAACAGATGGCCGCGCTGTTGGTGGTCGCTGAACAGTACGGGCTAAACCCGTTCACCCGCGAGCTGTACGCTTTCCCCGACAAACAAAATGGAATTGTCCCGGTGGTCAGTGTTGACGGCTGGACGCGGATTATTAATTCAAGTCCGATGCTTGACGGCATCGAGTTTGAATACGGTGATTCTATAACCATTGATGAACACGCCAAGCCCTGCCCTGAGTGGGTAGATTGCCTGATTTACCGCAAGGATAGGTCACGTCCGATAAAGGTCCGTGAAAATCTTGACGAATCATACCGGGCGCCAATCAAACCACGGGGTAAAGATTACTCTGTAAACGGGCCTTGGCAGTCACATACAAAAAGGATGTTACGCCATAAAGCCCTGATCCAGTGTTCCCGCGTCGCCTTTGGTTTCAGTGGTATTTATGACCTGGACGAAGCGCAAGTGATCCAGGAGCACACCGGCAAGACCTACGAGGTTGAGTATTCCAACACCTACGATGAAACACTGGAACAGTTGAAAGACATCAGGCAGAAAATACTAGAAGGCGACTGGCCGTCCATGCTCCAGCCACATGATGAAACGTGGCTACCAGTGTTTTCAAGACTCACCAGCGCGGAAAAGGCCAAGCTAAAAAAGGCCGACGAACTCCGGTGTAAGTACCGCGACGCCTTAAATGATTTTGCCGAGAATGACGATGAACTTGGCGCTTTGCAGGAGTGGGGAGAATTGAACGAGGCAGGCCAGGAGGTAGTTTATCGCGCACTGAAACAGGACACGAAGGACTACATAGACCAAATCAAAAACAAGGAACAGAAATGAACGAGATCGCAACCATTGACGTAAGCACGGCATTAAATCCGTTCCGTGACCAATTAGCCGAATTCAAATCCCAGTTTGATAACGTGGTTTATGACCTGCGCGATGAAACGGAAAATAAACAGGCCCGTTCTGACCGGCTCGCGGTGGGCAAAGTTATCTCCGCACTTGACGCCCGTCACAAGGAAATCAAGGCGCCGCTCCAGGTAGCGGTAAAACTTGTGGACGGCGAGCGCAAGGAAATCAAGGATGATTTGCTGGAAGTTCAGGGCAAAATCAAGTTACAGATTGACACTCACGAGGCGGCGATAAAGGCGCGGAGTGATGAGATTCTGGAGCGGATTAACGTGCTGCGACAGTTAATTGATTTTGGAGGGTTCCATGCAACAATTAGTGAACTATCCGACCGGCTGAAAGCCGCCGAACAATTCCCGATTGATGACACGTTAGACGACCACAAAGGATGGGCCGCACTATCAAAGACGGAAACTATCGAGAAACTGAAAGACCTGCACACTTTACGCACTAAGTACGATGCCGACCAAGCCGAACTTGCCAGACTGCGCGAGAAAGACGCTGCCCGTGAACGTGCCGAACAGGACGAGCGTATCAGGCAAGAGGCCGAGGCCAAGGCGAAGCGTGAAGCTCAGGAGGCCGTAGAAGCCGCTGAACAGGCGCAACTCAAGGCTGAACAGGACGCCAAGGATGCAGCCGAACGTGCCGAGCGCGAAGCTCAAGAGGCCGTGGAACGAAACAAGCAGACTCTGATAGACGCCAAAGCGAAAGCCGAACGCGCAGCCAAAGCGCAGGCGGAAGCCGACCGGCGGGCGGTAGAGGAAGCCGAGGAACGCGGACGCCGTGAAGCGCAGGAAGCCCACGACGCGAAGATTAAAGCGGCGCAGGACGCCAAGGCCAAAGAGGACAAGCGTAAATCACGGCAGGCGCACCGTAACAAGATCCACAAGGCGATTCTGGATGCGTTTCTCTACGGTGGACTCAATAACGACGACTCAACATTAGCAGTCAGCCTAATTCAAGACGGCAAGATTGCCCACGTTGGGATTGAATACTGATGCGCGGCATCATCCAGAAAAGCGATCCCTGGCGCTGTCAGAACTACCTCGACTGGGTTAAGTCGCAGCCGTCATGCCTGACCGGTAAACCGGCACACGACCCGCACCACATCATCGGCATCGGGCAGGACATAGGCCGAAACTGTAAACCGTCAGATCTGTGGACAATGGCCCTAACGCGAACTGAACACGACGCCTTTCACGACCACGGGCCGAAGGGTTGGGAAATGCCGTATATCTCTGTTGAGAATCTGTGGCAGCTTTGGTATGCCAAGCAGACTATTGACCGCGCTTTTGAACTTGGGGTGCTGAAACTGTGCCCGGTGGATAAACAATAAAGGAGATCGAAATGAAACAAACAATAGGCATTATTTTAATTATTATCGGTGTTGCGGTTGGGTTGTATGCCGGTATCTGGTGGGCTTTTATCGGCGGGATAGTTGATGTTATTGAAGCCATCCGAGCGCAAGATTTGGTTGGAATGGATGTTGCGGTTGGCGTCGCTAAGGTTATGTTTTCAGGACTGATAGGCTACGTTTCCGGGTTTATCATGGTTCTACCCGGCTTGGCGATGCAGGACTAATGCTCGTAATCCTGGACAGCGCCGACCGCAAGGAATATGCCGATAAAAAGACTGCGAGGTTGTTATGGGTAAATTTATAGATTTGCAAGGACATGTGTTCGATAGATTAACGGTAAAGAGATTTGCCGGGAAAAAGAACGGTAAAACATTATGGGAGTGTCTTTGCCTTTGCGGGGAAACGACTACCGTTATGACTGGCAATCTACGTTCAAGGCGCACTAAGTCTTGTGGGTGCCTGCAAGCGTCCAACAGAACAAAGCACGGAATGGCGGGCACGAAAATATATCATGTGTGGCGTCATATGCTGGATAGGTGTAATAAAGAAACTCACGATTGCTACCATAATTACGGCGGTAGAGGGATTTCTGTTTGCGAGAGGTGGAAATCATTTATTAATTTCTACTCTGATGTCGGGGATGTCAGTAAAGGGTTATCAATAGACCGCATTAATAACAATGGCAATTATGAGCCTAACAATATTCGATGGGCAACGGCACAGGAACAAATCCAGAACAGCCGTACAGCAAAACTTAGTGAGAAAACAGTTAGATTTATACGTGCCTCCTATTCAAAGAAAAAAGGTAACGGAAAAGTCCTAGCGGGATTATTCGCCGTTAGTGAAAGCACTGTTTACGCAGTAGTGAACAAGAAATCTTGGCGGCAAATACAGTGACCGACCAAATCACAGACGAAGAGGCCGTAAATTCTTGCCACTGGATGCGCGACAACGCCCCGGCACTGGCAAAGGCCAAGGCACATCACGGCTACCTTTGTGAGTACCGCAAAACCATCAAGGCGACTCTGATACGTGCCTGTAACGATACTGGCGCGCAGGCCAAAGAATCGTATGCCTACGCCCATCCTGATTACCTGGTGAACCTGCAAGGGATAAAGGTAGCCGCCGAGGAAATGGAGTTATTGCGGTGGCGAATGCGGGCGGCGGAGATTAAGTATGAGATTTGGCGCACGCAATGTTCAAATAGACGCAGAGGTGCATGATGTGCCAGCACTTAAAAACAGTCACAAAAATGCACCCGACAGTCATCCAGGTACGGTGCCTGGGTTGCGGCCACGTATCGCAGACTGAGCGCAAGGATGTGCCGCCGATTAAGCTACCCAACATACCGAAAATCAAAACCCGGAGTAAAGGATTTTCCATGACGGGCGCCCAGCAGAAAAGAATCATGGCGCTGAAAGGAACCACAAGTATTCGTGGGGCGGCGAACCTGTTGGGGATTAACAGACTCACTGTCAGGAAGTATTGGCGATGTATGTGATTCTAGTCATTACAATGTTCGTGTCTGACAATTCAGCGCCTACGCCTCCGTGGCTCGCTGATTTGGAGTTTGTACCCGCCTGCTCCAGCCTGAAGTGCGGCGAATCGGCACACCTTAAGTGCGGGATGAAAAATGACGAGTACATAATCGCAACTAATGCAAAGGTACGACGCCTTGAGTGCTTTTGGGAGGCAGTAAAATGACAAGCCGCTGCCTGTCTTACCACATCGGCACAGTCCGCAAGTCGCACCAGTGCCGGGTGTGCGGTGATATTATCGAGGCTGGTGAAATTGCTGTTATTTACTATGGAGTTGATGAAGATGGATTTCACACGAGCTACTTTCACCGTCTTTGTTGGGAGTATTCGCGGGACTGGAGCGAATCGGACTGGGATACGTTAAATCCTGGGAGTGTGAGTCGTGAGGAAATTTGGAGGGAACTTGAACCATGAAAACTGACAAGCACGGTGCGCCTGATGCTATCTATCCCGTGCAATGTAAGTGTGGACATATCTATCTGGAAATGTATGCGCTCAATACACCATCTGAAAGCGGCGCTGTCGGCTTCTGTTGGTGCGGTTGGTGTAGAACACGGCTTAATGTTTACCCACGGAAACGGGCGGAAGCCTTGGGAGTTGAGAATGAGTGTTAGAAAGGCAGCGCAGGTTGTTATAGATGAGTGGAATTGCGACATCGTGAGGCGAGATATTGACGGCGCTTGCGAGGACCTTGAAGAAGCCCTCGCCAACGAACCCGACTGGCAAAAATTAGCACGGGACTTCTACAAAGCAGTTAATGATTCACCTTTAGGCGATGAATTAAATGCAATAATGGTGACTGGTGCCCTCCGCGAAGCACTGGAGCAGCATGATGGACAATGAACTTCTTCACTGGCTGATGTTTAGGGGCTATGCTTGCATTTTAGTTCACAGGAGCGTTTGACAATGAACAGTGGCCGAAAAGCTATGCAGGCGGCGCTGAACATAATTAACGCGCACGGCAATGACCCAGTGTTAATACTGGAAGCGGGGTACATTCTCAAAACCGCCCTGGCCGAGCCTGAATTTAAGCCGATGGACTCAGCGCCAAAGAATAATAGAAGAAAATTAATATCACCTGAAAATATTGTTTTCTACTGGGGAATGATTCGCGGAAAAGAGGGGTGGAAACCATACTATCCAACTGTACAATACGAAGGACATTTTGTTCATCCTTCTGGCTGGCACGAGATAAATGGAGACTAGATAGTGGAAAGACCAAACATCGAACGACTGATAGAACGCTCAGGCAAACTGAACGTCTGCTCTGCTATGGACGCTCGGCGTGTTGCTGAGTATGCGCTGTCGCTTGAGGCCGATACCGTTAAACTGAGTCAGAAGATACGCTTAGACGATGTTAAATCAGTTCGCCGCGATGGGAATGTTGCGCGGGATATGGTTAAAAAGTTGCAGGCTGAACTCAAGGAGAGCCTAGAAACGCTTGAGAGACAGAAAAACGATGTGATATTTGGACTTAATGTCAAAATCAGCGGAGATTACAGGGCACAAAAGATTGAACTCAAAGAGTGCCGGGTAGAGGTTGAACGATTACAGGAAATTGTTGACTATTTGAAGATGACTCTCAAAGATAAAACCGAGGCAGAACAATGACAATCCAAACCAGCGAGGACAAACGAGTGTCTATCCAGCCTAAGAAACTCGAACCCGGTGAGGCACTGGATATTATCCACGACTTGCAGCGGGAGTATGCAGAGTTGATGCGGCTTGTTGGCGAGTACCTAGAGGCGCTATCCCAAGTAAATAAGCACCTAGAGTCTCTACCAAAACAGGTAGATACGAGAATAAATTGGTGGGATAAGAAAATGAACACAAAAACCAAAGCACAACTAGATGCACAAACTGCGCTGTTTGACTGCTACGACGAAAGGAGAAAGAAATGAGTGAACAACAGCAGAAATACTATATCGTGAAAATCGATGACGCCCGCGACACACTTGGCGATAACTGGCATTCAGTGCGCAGAGCCAAGTCATTAATAAATGCTTGCGCATAATCAGCATCACGCTTACCCACAAGGTATGAAATTATATTAGGCCATATATTTGCACTCAGATCTTTCAACTGGCAATATCACGAAGTGCCCAGGCACAAAAAAGGAGCAGGCACCATGCCCACTCCTCCCGTAATGAATCGGGACGAAGCGGCAGTATCAGGTCCAACAAACACAGTTACTGCCGCTTCGACTTGGGTATAGGCCGCCGGACGGCCGCTCTCATCTCATACACTTACCTCCGTTTCCTTGCGCGCCGCCGCCCTGTCCTGGCTCGCCCTCGCAATCGCGCTGACCGCGCTGCCTGGGGAGCATGGGTTAGAGGTTAGGATTTACCGGGGCTAAAGTATTCCCAGGCACCTTTATATCAATCGTCTTGCTTGAATCATTCGGCATCGGGAACTTCACCTCCATGCCTGCACACAACGCAGGGTTAAGCAGCGTCAACTGGTAACCCCTGGCGTTCACTTCGGCGTAGTTCATAGCGCTGGCGTCGGCCTGTATCGCCACATAACGGACAGCGCAATTGTTTTTATCGACGGCAGTTGTAACGGTGCCTGGGTTGATAGCAGTGCAGCCATACAGGGTAAGGACAGCGCCGGTGAATAATAACCGTGTGGCGGGCTTTAAAAGTGCCTTTCCCGGTGAATTACTTAGATATTCGGACACGGCTGAACCATCCACGGGCGAATCGTTCCTGAGTCTCATTTTCTGCCATCCTGTTTAGGTAATGGGCGCCCTGCATCACGTTAAGCATTTTCAGCAATACGGAGTGGTCAGCACGGGGTAAATGGCGCAGTGCAGTAATGGTTTTGCGTCCAATAGCACCATCGACTTCGAGGTTGTCATAAATCCTGCCTTCGCGGTTCAGAGCGTTTAACCCGGATTGTAGGAATCTGACCGCTCGTCGAATGGACATGTTCACCCCAGTATCAAACATTTCGTTAGCGATTTCCGGCGAGACTTCATCCACGGAGCCGCCCAGTAATTTATCCCAATATTCAGACCGGTAGAAAAGCGTCACCATAGATTCAAGGTCTGGGTTACCGTCAAGTGATACCGGGAACCCTGGGAGTAATTTAAGCCTGTCCACAACGGCCCAACCCGCCCAGTCTGGATTGTACTTGCGGGATATTCCCCTGTAGGTCTCGCCGCCGAAGTCAACCGGATCGGATGAATACCCGCCTTCGGAGGCTATGGTGGCGTTGTAGGCGTCAATGAACATCAGCGGTTCTTTTTCCGTCGCTCTTCGCCAATACCGGCCATTATCTTAGTTGTTTGGTCGAGTTCAACACCAGAACTATGCAGGTCGATTAGAGAATTAGTCAGCCCTGAGATAACCCGGTCCTTACTCGCTACGATTTTATCCTTTGCCTGCAAACGCCTCACCAGCCAGTAAATAGCCCCGCCCAACACAACCACGAGTAACGCATTAGGCCGATTGTCAATCAGGTCTACCACGATGTTTAGCCAGTCAGCCATTTAACTGCATCAGCATGACAACTATGTTTGCCATGACCAGGACGAAGATACCAATCGATAAGTTGATCACGGTACGCACCGATCTCTCCATAGCATCAAGTCTCAGCATAACCCCGGCCTCACCTTTAGAACCTCGCAGCATTTCATCGTGCCTCGTCACCTGTTCAGCGTTTGCGTTAATGTCAAAGTTAAGCGAATCAAGGCGCCCCTTCAAGTGGGCCAGTTCGCGCTGACTTATAACAAATTCCTTTAGAACTTTCGCAATCTCGTCATCAGGCATCCGATCTCCTTAGCCATGGTTTCTTATCAAGGTACGCTTCCTTACCCTTGTAATGCACGGCGATGAAATAAGAGCAGGCGCGGTAGATTCTCGGTACTCGCAGCCAGCCACCTTTCCAGTCAATCACCCGGATGGCGTTTAGCAGCATGGTGGTATCTGCGTTAAACTTGTCTTCCAAGGTCTTACCGATTTCGTATAAGTAGTCATGCCCTGAACAAACTGGCTCCATATCAAGGCCCCACATAGTATCCGGCACAAAGTCAAACTTAGCTTTAGCCGGACCGCAACCATTGCAAATCCCCGCCTGCTCTTCGTCGGTCAGCTTCCAGTAGGACTCAGGCATCCAGATAACCCCACGCCATTCGCGCCAATGTTTCACGGCTGCCCTGGTCCGCTAGGTCTGGCAGGCTGCAACCTACGCCGCGCCGCCCGTGCTTCGGTCTCAAGCTGTGCAATCCGTGGCCGGTCATCCTCGCGCAATGCCCGTACAGATCTGCGGTCAATATCTTCCAGCTCCATGTACGCCGCATTGCTGTCAGCCTGTGCCAACATCGCAGGGCCACGGGGCCAGTTGGCATCGGACTCTGCTTGTCGTGGATTGCCGGGAACGCCGCCGAGCAACTCAGGACCGGTCTCGCCCGTATCGTCGTAGAAGAACTCGGTGCCATCGAGAGTTGTTTTTGGATTGCCGGGGTAGCGTGACATAATTAAGCCGCCTTTAAGCCGTAAAGAGTGTAATCCATCAAAGCGATATTACCCGTGTTCATCGAAATGCGTATGGCGTCAACAATTAGAGTCTGGAATCGCTGACCTGAAAATTCCTGCGTAGCACTTAAACCGGTTGAATTTCTGTACGACACCGAGCCATAAAAATTTGTATATTCAGCCAGGGATGCGCCCTCAATATTTATCTCTCCCGCCAGCGACCAAAAAGAGGTATCACTTAAACTGGGGGCAATCTCGATGCGGTTATCAGAGACACTACCACCGAAATATGAGGCGTTCGTAGTAGCACCATTCCGAGTATGCTGGTAGTCTCCTGCGCCGTTATCAAAAGTTGTGCCGCCGTCTGAGCTTGAGCGCACCCGCAATATAGAATCGTCTGTTACTGGTCGAAAAGCGTGTAGTTTGACCACGAAACTTGGATAGAGTGTCTGCGGCAAGAGAATATCCGCTTCGGGAACATTCACCAACGTACCACTTTCAATTGGCACCATGCCGCCAGCATCACCAATCTTCGCATCCCACCTCGCTTTAACTGCGCTATAGGTGTACGTGATACCGTTTGGCTGGGTTATCTGTTGCCCGTCACTGGGAGCGGGCGGGAAAATCATCGCGGCCATTGTTATCTCCTATGCGCCCCAGAATAAATTGGGGCCTTGGTACATTCTGTCGATGGTATTCGGGCCTTGCTGCATACCGTTAACCTGATTGGCACCTTGGTACAGATTCGCCAGAGCACCCACGGGTAACGTACTCCAGGCGCCTGACTCAAGTATGAGCGAATCGTCCGCGCCGTCGTTTTGCACAAAGTAATTGAAGTACCCGGTGTTGGCTACGAGTCCTGTAGCGGCAAAACTGTTTATGCCAACTGTGGGAACGTGGTTAGCAGAGTAATCAGCGGGAGCGCCTAAATGGTCCTGCCCGGCTTTGATATTAGGAATACTTGGGGTGGTCGCTGATTGTGTGCTGACGACCCATGTAGTAGCACCTGCGGTGTCCGTGGTGTAACCCAGGGTCGCGGTTGTTTGGGTTATTGCTGATTCTGTGGGCAGGGATAGAATTGGGCCTGGTGCAACGGCGGCATCGATGAGGAAATAATGTCTATCAGGTTTGCGGTATAAATCCCAGCGTGATTCAGGACTCCATAGAGCGCGAAACTCTGCGTCTGAAAGTGACCGTGGCACCCATCCTGCTGCCGCTATGTGGCCGGAGTAGTCAAATACTGGTGAGGATCTGTCGAGTTGCCCGAAGCTGAATCTATCAAACCCGGCTATTGGATCTGCTACCACGTTACTGCCGCTGATGGCTGCTGGTTCGCCGTTAAAATAAGCAGTAGTTATCCACCGGTCGGTCACAAAAGGCTCTATCTTCACGCCGATAAAAATAGGCACATAGGGTATCGCTGCCGGCCCTGTGAGTATTTGATCGGTTCCAGAGAACCTGCCACTGGCATTCCATATATTTGATGAATCCAGGTAAACATATAGATAGGTGTTTGATGAATTTACATCAAAAAACCCCATTGCAGACTGGAAAGTTCCGAGCAGAGAATCAACAGCAAACCAGCCCCACATACTTAACCCGGAACCTCTGTTGCTGTGGTTAGGTATTAACGGGCCACTTGCGGGTTGGTATCTTTGATAAGCGCCGGGGTCGAAGAAGGTTGTTGAAACCCCACGTATATAGGAACGTCGAAGGTTACCTACTGTTATCGCGTCCCGATGCCAAGGTGTTATGTCCCGTTTATTATTCGGGAACTGCATCGGGTAGCTCTGCCCAATATCTTCAGGCCCGACAAAAAACCCTGAATCGGATGTCTCGAATATATCAGACGGAACAATGTTCCCGATAACCCCCGACTGCTGTCGATACATTGAAACCATCAGACGCTGGTCGGTGTCACTGTCTGATAGGAAAACGAAGCTGTCTGTGCGGCACCGAGTGCACCGGCTTGGTTATGCACAATAAACAAACCCCAGAATGCAGGGATAATCCCACCGAAGCATTTTGATATTGTGAATGGTCGGGTGAGATATGTCAGGTTTGCCGTTGCCTCAGAAACGGAAGATGCAGTGGCAAGGCACATCGAGAACTTAGCAGACGCATTCGATAAAGTCCGTGGAGCGCTCACGCCTACGAGAGTATCCCAGGAAATAGAGCCAAGACTGACATCAGAACCCCACGCCCAGACTTCAATCAACTGGCCTATAACCGGAGCCGTCGTAAGGTGCCCTGCAATTGGGTCAATGTTCACCAGATAGTCGAATGCGTCATTGCCAGCAACTTCCGTGCTTTCAACACCTGCCAGGAGATTTGTATCACCGGCTAAACCGGATATATCCAGGGTGATGGCGGTAATCGCGCCAAGTACGTTTGTCTGAACAGCCATGTTATGCCCTCGCTCTTGGAATGTCTGCGAACAGGACTTGTGACAGTCCGTGGTCACGCCATCGGGTTACTTGAATTTGTGCAAGCGCCACCAGTGCATCTCGGGCAGGAACCGTGATAATTCCAGGGGCCACAAGTTTCTGTAGGTCGTCCCTTACCTGTTGGTCTGATGTATGTATTGCCCCGGCAATGTTTAATGGGACAAGCGCGAGCAGACAGGCGTTTCTAATGGCGTCAGTATTCGTAACCTCGTCAGCGCCGATCTTGAATTTAATGGCCTGGTCGAAAGTAGACAGCCATTTGCCTAACTCAAGCCAGGGAACATCAATCCAGACAGTGATTAACCCATTAACCCAGTCGAATACCGCCTGGTCTGTTGGATCGGTCGCATCGACATATCCGGGCATGGTTAGAATTAAGTCTCTTAACATGATTTTATCCTACGATTACATAAATAGTGGTGGCGTTCTTGGCGCTGGCATCATATTCAACCTGAGTCATAATGATGTAGTTAGAGATTAACGCGCCCACACCAGACTCTTGAGCAGAGCCAACAGACGCCGTGTGTGGATTTGGATCGCCTGTATGAACGGCGAACGCTGACGATAACGTATACTGATTATGTGGATCGGCTAATCCGACATGAGTGGCAACCGCCGCATTTGCCGTGCCTGTCGGATCGGCTCCTGCTTGTGCGGCTGTTACAGCATGTGGGTTGCCGGTTACAGCGCCGATATGGGCTTGAATATTGACGTTAGCAGCCTCTGCGCCCGCCTGTGCCGCGGTAACGGTATGCGGGTTAGCTAAGTTCCCCGTGTGTGCGGCTAGACTGGCAGTGGTCGCCAAGTCGGTTATCAGTGAACCGCCGTCTTGAATGATTTTGCCGGTAGTCCCGCTGAATGTGACAATACGACTGTTAACAGAGGATGCAGGCCCGGTAACGTCACCTGCGCCACCGCCGGGAATGGTGACATTAATCCTGTCGTTGCCGGCATCATCAGTGGCCGTAGCGCCGGCGCCGATGAAGTTCAAATTAGCCCGTGCAGGAAGTAACCCGCCTTCCTCCTGAATCCTCAGCGCCGCACCTGCCGGGCCTTCCGGGCCAATCGGACCCGTCAAAGCCGGATCTTCCTGCACGTAAACTGGATCGCCCCCGTTGTCGTAATACTGGAAAGCGGCGCCGTCCTCAGAGTCCCACCATGACGGGGTTTCCAGTGGGTCTACCGGGGTCGTAATCGAGTGAATGTACGCGGCACTGCCACCGCCCTCAGTCCATACGGCTGCGCCTGTAGCGGCGTTGGCAAGGGTGAATACCGCGTCTGTCAGGGTGTTTACCCAAACTGAGTTGATACTGTAACCCTGGGTGTTATCGTCGGTGACAACGGGGTCTATAATGGCCGTCAGGTTGTTTTTTGCCAGGCTGTGGGCCTCGTCGTCGGCTGTGTGGGTGTCGAGGTTGCCCTGGACTATATCGGCTGCGGCCTGGCCGGTGCCGGTAGCGTCGAAGCTGTTTACGTCCAGGCCGCTGTCATCGATAGACGTTCCGGATGCTCCAGACCATGTTGGGAAGTTTCCCGAGACTGATGCGCCGGGGCCGGAAACAAAATCCGGGCTAGAATCCCCAACCTGCCGCCAAAAAAGCGGCGTTGATTCCGGGTCATTGCCTACATTACCGTCCTGCAACGAGGCGTACATAAGATTACTTTTTATAGCGATATGGTCGATCAGATATGAATAATTCCCGTTCCAAGTAGCGATAAAATTAGTGTTCTGCCATGCGCTTGGGGAGGATACGGGATTATTGTTGAGATTATTTTCCACTATCGACTGGAAGTACCTGCGATCAGACGCAATCACCAGAGCATTTCTGGCATAGACCACTTCAGGGATGTACGGTGAAAATGCGTTTGCCGTGGTATCAGTGCCAACATTGTCACGAACCTCGATCTGAACGTTATCGGCTGTGAATAATGTCGCCTTCGCTAGCCCTGAAAACCAGATATTAGGCTGGCGCCCGGAAGCGCTGAGTATTACAGGGTTGGTGTTGGCAATCTGCTCGTCTGGGTCGGCGTATGTGTTTTTTAATGTCGATGTGCCCGGCTCCTCAAAAAGGATCTTGCCGTTCGGAATCGGATGGCCGTCATCCAAAAATAGTTGTATCCCGATGCTGTGAGTAAACCGTGCCATTTTCTGTTATCCTCAGTTGATACCGGAATAAGGGATGGCAGCAACCAACCCTGAAATGCGCGGTTCCAATACCGCCGCGCTATTCCGGGAATCTTGAAAAGCGTATTCCCTGTATTGGAGGGCAAAATGACTGCTTCCAGAATTATCGACCTTACTGGTCAGAGATTTAATAATCTCGTTGTGATTGGGCCTTGGCGCAAACAAGGCCGTAGAACTATGTGGCGTTGCCGCTGTGATTGCGGGAAAGTCTGCTGGACTATGAGGGATAATATTATTAGAGGCAGCACGAAGTCGTGTGGCTGTAAGAAGGGCTACCATCTTCATGGGGCCACTAAGACTGCCGAGCATAATGCTTGGATAGGGCTTAGATACCGATGCAATAATAGGGACTGTCCTGAATATCATAATTACGGTGGCCGTGGGGTTCGCGTTGTCTTTGCAAGCTTTAAAGAATTTGTAACAGATATTGGGCCGCGGCCAACTCCGCGCCACTCGGTAGATAGAATCGAAAATTCCGGGAACTATGCCCCTGGCAACGTTAAATGGTCTACCCCTAAGGAACAATCCAGAAACACAAGAAGTAACGTTGTCCTTACATTTAATGGCAAAACTCAGTGCATTTCCGCATGGCGCCAAGAACGTGGCCTGCCAAGAGGTTGTATTAATAAACGACTCAAACTGGGATGGCCCGTTGAAAAAGCCCTGACCCAACCCGTAAAAAAAGGAGCAATTAATCATGCTTAACCTACTTAAAGAAACCGGATTAACCGTCTTCGCCCTGGCCGTATTGACGCTCTTTGTGTGGGCGATTGGGCTGGTTGCGAATGCTTTTATACCCAAGGAAACCCAGTGGTATATTTTCGGCGCATATGTTTTGTACGTCATCATGTATGTCACCAGGAGCAATTCGTCATGAATGAATTTTTCACAAGAGTAGGCGCGGGTATCTCACTATTGTTCTGGATACCAGTCATCGTAATCTCTTTCGCATTTAACATAGTATTCGCGGTCATTATATGTGTGTTTATGTTGGTTGGCGGCGTTTTCACTTCAATTAGAGAGAAGCTGTTTAATTGACTTTAGGGCATTAGCTTCATTAATTCCCCTTAGTCCTTGCGCTATTCCTGCGCCCTTTTCTATAGCGACCATACCGGGGCCAAACATAGCCGTTTTTGCCCCGGTATCTATCGCCTGCCCTATCTGGCCCTGAAAGCTAGTCCTGGCAACGGGCTTGAATACAGCGTCCAGTTCGTCAGCAAATAACACCTGCGACAACAAGTCATCGTCCAGTATCTTGGTCCCTTTGGGTACGTTTTTCTGCGCCACACTCTCAATCAAGTCTACTGAGTCAAGCAATATAACCCGAGACTGTGCGTTGCCCATCAGGCGCCTTAATAGCGTTCCTACGGCCTTGTCAGCGTTGGCGCCGGTAAGATCCATCTTGCGCCCCGCTACATCCTGTAGGGAGTCGATAGCCTCAATTGTTTCTGCATAGGTCGTGTTCACCCGGTTGTATTCAGGGAATTTTGTATCCAACGTCTGATCTATATTCCTTCTCAGACTTTTTACAATAAACTCACTCCTACCAGCCAAACCCCTCGCATTTTTGCCGAACGTGACTGTCTCGTCGATCAGTCTCTTTAACCGGTGGGCTGAAAAAGCGTTCTGTTGTGGGCTTGCATTAAGCCTAGCAACAATATCCTTTATCAACCGTCTGCCGGCCTTTGAGAATTCAATATCAGAGCCTGAAAAATTAGGTTTCAAATTGCTGTCGATAGTTACGCCGATAGAATCCAGGTCATCAACAAACTTATCAACAGCCGGGGTTATATCCACTTTCTCTTTAACGAGTGATTTAGCTACTGAATCAATCTCTGAACCTGCCTTCCTGTTGGCCTGTGAAACTATTTTGAACCTGTCTAACAACGAGTCGCCAGCAACATCGGTCGGGCGCTCACGAATAGCCACTCTGGCGTTTGCCTTGCCGCGTTCCAAGATATCAACCATCTGTAGCATTTTTGTCCTGGCCGCTTTTGGCGCGCCTTTTATCGCGGCAATGACGCCTTCATCAAATCCTTGCTTGATTGTCTCGACAGCAACTGGATCCTTCACGATCCTCTGGGCGCCAGCGTTTATGGATTCCTCTAGTTTGAATTTTGCAGTTGAAACATCATCAGAACCTTCCTCGATCAATTGCGCTATTTTCTGCTTTGTCGGGCTTTGCTTTTTTAGCTTCTCAGTTACCGCCTTAGCCGCTGTACTGACGGCCTGGCCTGTTTCCTGGGCTGCGGCTGTTAATGGCTGCACGGCCCGTTCTGCGGCTGTTTTAGCCACTCCTGCGGCACCCGGCACCCTTACCCCAGTAGCCAGGCCGATAGCCTCAGGGATAGCCGTTCCTATTGCTCCACCAACACCGGGCGGGAATAATCCACCTTCTTCGAGGGTATCGCCCAGAAACTTAGTCCCTGTTTCAAGGGCTTGGATTGGGGCCGATTCAGATATGCTCTGCAATGATTGCGCACCGGCCTCCGTGCCTTGAGTAGATGGATCGAAGGTTCCACGCTTTTGAATCTCACGTAGACGATTAACAGCCAAATCTACCCCGCCGCCTTGTAACAGGGTTTCTACTGCGGCGAGTCCACCAACACCGGAAGCTGCCAAGCCAGTCAAAGCGGTTGCGATTGGATCGGTTATCGCCCCGGCAGCCTCGCCTAATCCTTGCGCTACTGTAGGTTCGCGGAAGGTATCAGGGACTCCAGGCGGTAATTGATCTGTTTGTGTAGCGGCAAACAGATTGCGGCCTTTTCTCTCCGTTGCAAATAGATTTCTACCCGCCACCTAATTTCTCCAATACCTGTTGGCGTGTCATGTTTTCTTCGCGCATTGTGACTGCAATGTCATCTTCGGTCACGCCTTCAGGGAGTACGCTTCCAGGGACAAAGGTTCCTATGTTTCCTTGTTTCCTGGCAGAACGTAACCCGATAAAATCAGCCTCTTCAGCTTCCTGTTCAGATATGAACTGCTGCAATAGTTCAATGTTTACTGGCTCGTCTTTACCAATGCCGAATATCGCATTCTTCATGCCCTCGACGTCTTCATTAGTCGGCCTTACTTCGCCCACTGCTTTTAGTTTTGCTCTTGCCGCAAGTTCTGCGAATGCGTCAAATTTCTGATCGAATTCGGCTTGTTTTGAGAAAACACCTGGAACGAAGTCGAGTATTGCGCGGGTCGTCCCTGACTGTGCGTTTCCTGACTCAAATTGCTTCAGAAAAGTCTTGGCCCTTTTAATTGATGACCGTCTAGACGAAGTGGCTTCCCCTAAAACCTTAAGCCTGGCCTGATTTGCGGTGATATTGCCTTTTTCAATGTCAGCTTCACGCTGCGCGGTTACCGATTTAGGCACTGCCTTTATCGTACCTTTCCCGGTGACTACAAGCCCCTTTGCGTCCTCAGGAGTGATGCCCCTCTCGCCTGCTTCGGCCTCAGTCAATGGCCGGTCTATAGCGCCACCACCGCCTACAATGTTCTGCACTAACGGCCCCCTCGGAGCCGTCCCACTAATCTGCTGTATCTCCTGTGGCGACAGTTTCCGTCCCAATGCCTGTTCAGTAGCCGCAATCTTTGCTGACAGCGGGTCAACCTTGACCGGAGCCGCCGCACCTTCGGCAATTTTATTACCCTGAGCGTCAAACCGCTGTTGACCGGCGCCGAGCGTGAACCCTGGCCCAGGTGCTTCAGGCGCAGGCAACAATCCACGCATAACGCCCTCTTGCTCGACACGTTGCAACTGTGCCAAAGCCTGAGCCGGGTCGGTCTGAATCAGTTGGATAATCTCCTGGGTATCACTCGGATCGCCTCCAAGCTTCTGGATATTGTCCCGGCGGTTGGAAAACAGTTCCAATGCCTGGGCAGTGTCGCCAAGTTGCAGGAAGTTGACAGCGTTGCGGGTATCGAACAGTGCCGCCTGACGGCGTTCCTGGCTCAGTTCCTGGCGTTGTTCCGTCTGTTCCTTAGCAAACGCCGCTCCGCGCCCCGCGAAACCCTCGCCCAGCCCCTGTATACCTGTCAGGAGGGCGTCAATACCCGTCGCCCGTTGCCGTGGCGCTACTAAGCCTGATAGTCCTGTATGCTGCATTTAATGCCCCTTACCGGAATGCTTTAAACAAGTTGGCGCCGCCGCTGAGAAGGTTTCCGATACCGGTTAGATTACCCTTCTCCTGTCCAATCTGTGGTATCGCCTGGAACCCACCAACATTGGAACCCGATCCGACTGCTATATTGCCCAATAATGCAGCCAAACCACGAAGACTTTCGGCGTCCTGTTGCCCACCCTGTGCCAACAAGTTAGCCAGACTGGTTCCTGTGCCGCCCGCAAGGCTACTCAGAGCGCCGCCCTGCTGGTTAATCAGTTGGGCAAGGGCTGAAGTAGTCCCGCCCACGGAATTGGCTATCTGCTCGCCTGCGCGTCCTCTTGCGGCACCTAAAGCACCACCCGTATTGAAAACATTGCCTGCGCCCTGGCCCAAGGCGTTGATTCCAGGGCTTGCGACTTGGCCGAGGCGGTTAAATTGGTTGGAAAAATCCTGAGCGGCGACGCCGATTCCTTGTCTTTGCAGTTCCTGAAGAACTCGGCCGCCGCCCAAACCGCCTACGGCTGACGCATTTCTCACCAATGCTTGCTCGCCCTGGTCACGTAGAAACTGCTGGCCGGGCGAAGATTGAAAGTTGGTGAAGGCTTGCTGCTGCTGCTGCGGGCCGAGGGCGCCGGATTGTTGTGCCTGGAGATTCAGAGCACTAATTCCTGGACTTGCGACTTGGTTGAGGATGCCTAAACTTCCTTGCAAACCTCCGCGAAGTGCAGCTTCATTACCCGCAAGTCCGAAAAGCTGGTGTTGTGCCATTAGTTTCCTGTGCCTCCGCTTCTCTCTATGAACTGTGTATCTTCAATACCGCGGTCCTGGTTTATCTCACGCTGCCGTTGCGCGGACTCTCTACGCAAGGCGGAGATAGGTACAAATCCTCCTTGCGCGCGCCAGATACCAAACTCACCAGTGGCAGGATTCCACACATCACCGATTGCTCTGGCTTTGCCGGTTTTCGGATCATCCTTAGACAATTGATTAGCAAATAACTGATTTCCGGTGTTCGGATCGGTAAATGCAAAGCGTGTCTCGGCCCCTCGGGAAGTTTGAATACTCTGCCCCTTAGCCGCAGATATCTGGTTAGTTAAAGGTGTGACCTGAGCCGCTTCCTTTGCCTGTCGTGAACTTTGTCTGGATTTACCAAAAGCGGCCAAGGCTATTGGTGCCGCTGCACCACCGGCGCCGGATAAGAAACCACCGCCAGGAGCTGCGCCACCGCCCGCAAAATTCACACCGGCAAAGTCACCAGCCGAACCACCAAGCGTCGTCGCACCCCCACCGCCGAGCAGGCTTGACAGTCCTGATGCGGCTTTAGATCCGAGTGTGCTTAGAAGTGATCCGCCTGGATCCCCGGCATTTAAACCGGTAGAGCCTCCGCCAAACAATCCAGACAAAATACTGGAACCAGTCGGCCCGCCGAACAGCCCTGACAAAGCACTGGCACCGCCTAAGAGGCCCGCAGCGTTGCCGAAATCAAAACCGCCACCAGAACCACCACCACTAACCGGAGAAAGCGGCGCCTGTGTTACTGGGGGCAAATTAGCAGGAGGTAAATTCACCGGGGCGCTCTGGCCTGCCTGTTGGCCGGCGAAACTTATCGGCCCCAAGTCCTGAGCCTGCAAAGCTGAATTGTCCACGGGGCCGCCTAATATGGCATTCTGAATCTGAGGTAACCCGGCCAAAAGGGCATTCTGAGCGCCTACACTGCCCGCCCTGAGCTTTTCCTGTTGCTGCGGCAATGCTTGGCCGGCCAGCAGGTTGAAGCCCTGGTCCAGTCCTAAATTACGCGCCGCATCGGCCTGTGGGAACAGACCTAAAGCATCAGCCCTGGCCTGTTGGGTGTTGCGCTCGATTAAGTTTAACGCCTGTTGATTAGCCTGCGTTTGCAGTTGTTGGGAGGAATTGTCGATTCCACCGAAGATCGAGTTGAAGAAATCAGACACGCTATCCTCCTATGTCACTGTATGCCCACATCTGCCAATCCGGTGAGATTGCCGCCGGTTGGAATGTGGCCTTTACGCCGTATGCCGTGTCATCCACTCCGGGCGTTATCACACCGTCCAGCGATTCAATACCCTTAACGGTTCCCCAGGACGGCTGATTCGCGGGCCAAAATGCTAACTCTTCGACGTAATCCGCCGATGCAGGCGTGGGAATGGTAGCCATGATGCTGGTGTTCTTGCCGTCTTTAATCTTGCCACCTGCACCTTCAAACAACAGATTTACCGTGAAAATATAGTAGGCGCCCTGGTCTGTTTTACCGTTCACTTCGTATTCCCAATAGCGCGACACATCGTCAAGCTGTGTCATGCGCAGAATGGTGCCTGACACAATCAAAGCTAAGTCTGCCGACTGATCGCCGTTCTGTGCCGTTTTATGAATTCGTAATGTCGAGTGATTGCCTGCACGGTTCCAGTTCTCCGGGGCAGGCGCCGCTGTTTCGTTTTTGTTGAATCTCCACGGGTGCGTCCAGGTCGTTGTAACCGCTGCATCGATGATTTCCAGCAATAATTGGCGCTTCGTACCACTGGCAATCGGCGCGCCTTGAACTGAAATAGGAAACCACTGCCCTGCTGTCGGATTGTCCAGTGTGATGAGGAAAATCAGTATCTCGTTTGCGGGATCGGTTACATCCACGAAGGCCACACGCACCTGAGTTGTTGCTGTTACTGTCGGTATCCACACATCTATACTGGTAAACCACCCGCCCGATGTAAGTTCAACCTCCACGCCCGTTACAATCCGCGCTGCGAGGCTTTGCGTCGTCCACGTCGGAGTGATGGGTAATATAGATGTCGGAGGCTCTGATGGCTGTGGAGCCGCTCTATCAGTGGTCTGATTCAGGGCTACCATCGTCCACGGGCCATCCCTGACAACGGCGTTTTTCTCATAGGTTCCATCTAGCCACAAACCGCCCCACTGCACGTATTGCGCGTGTGGGTTGGGGTTTAATACAGGGTTGATATGCTCGTCAAACTCCCGCGCACGGTTATTCAGGTAATCCCTGAACGGGTACTGCATAGTGCCGTCTTTCAGGACAACCGGATGTGCGGCATTAAGTTGGTCGGTCATGCTACTGCCTCGGTCTCAAGTCAGCAGTTAATGAAATTACTACCGGCTTTATACTATCCGTCAGCGAGAATCTAAGCACCATCATTCGGTCAATCCGCCCATTCCTTCGCCAGATAGCCCGGCGGTCATACTCACCTACCTTACCCAGTGGCCGGGTCCGTGAGTCTGCGAACGTCTTACCGCCGTCCTTGGATATGTCCATCCTGATGACCGGGTTGGGAACATCGCTATTCCCGACACCTGATTCAACAGTCAGTTCAAGTTTCGGCACGAACACCGGTTCAAAGTTATTTGAGAACGGCTGAGTCGCTACCCTGCGCAGAATAGGCAGTCCGTATTCAGTGTAAGTGTCTACATCAAGAATCCCTATCCGCCCGTCTTCGGAGTCACCGACAAACAGCTTTCCATAGGCCCGGACAACTGAATTCACCCGTGAGCGAACATCGACAATAGTCCCGTCCGGCTCAGTGATACGCGAGCGTCTTTCGTGCCAGCGCCCTGTAACTTGATCGATAACCACCGTAGTCGTGGGCAGGGAAAAGCAGATAAACTGCGCGCCCTTTTGAGCGTAGGAATATGAGAACGACTGATCTACTTCGGCCAGGGTGAACCGTTCGAGTATCGAATCTATCGCGGTGGTGGAAAGTTTCGATAATGAATTACCGTTCAGAGTCCAGATTGATGGTGATTCGTCCACACCACCACCGATAAAGGCGAACGTGTTGTGTCCGCTAATAGCCGAGAATGGCGCGTAGACACCTTTATCCAAGAATAATCCTGAGCGTTTGAACGGGAACCCGGAGCCGCCGACGTTCTGAAAGCCCTCCCATGTATTCCTTCCACCAATGAACGCCTGGTTTTTATGGATCAATGGAACCACAACCGGATCGGGTGAGGACTCGGCTGTACCAAAGTCAAGAGCGTTCCATGCCGTTCCGTCATTCACCGCAGAGATAATCCACTTACTATCATTTGTGGTCACAGCAAAGTAACCGTCAACAAAAACGCTCTGCAATGGCGCACCGTTAGCCGTGAAATCTGGATCGGTTATCTCTGCCAGTAGATCGGGATTCTCGGTGAATATGTACCCCTTGCCCAAAGGCACGAGGATCATGATTTGCGATCCGTTCTCGGCCATCGACACCCGGCCAGAGCCTTCAATAGCTCCTAAGAACTGAGCGTCATACTCGGCGTTTCCACCAATGAACGATTCATTCAGCCGGTATAGAGAATTGCCATTAACGAAAAACGGGCTGTCATTGAACCGTATAGAGCCCCGGTTGGCGTCTGTCGGTAGATTTCCAGTAGTCACCGCCCCACTGGCCCCAGGCGCTGCCAAAATGCCAGGAGTGCCGAATAGTGTCTCCTGGCTTAAGGCTTTAGTCTGGGGGAGGTTCGGATACCAATTCGTGCATTCCTGCGCGCTTATCGGCAGTGAATCAGACAGGTAGTGGCCTCCGGCGATTGGCAGGTCTACAGTCGCCATCAGTCCACCCTGAACTGTGAGTCAACGATAGTCACGTTATTCGTGTTGCCGTTGTTCTCTACGAATAACTCCAAGTAATCGCCTGCCACAAGAGGCTCAGTCCATATTACGGTAGAGGGGAATGTATCCACACTGGTGAGCGTTGCGCCTATTTTAGAGTCAGGGATTATCGTTCCATTCTTAGCCACATAGTAAGAATATATCTGATCGCCCCCAGACTCTTTGATAGCCGATACATGAGCCGTTATCCGCGCATCGATAGGCTTGGGCGAGTTGTATGTCAGTCGGCCGTTAGCATCACCCGTATACCCGGACTCAGGGCCAATAACCCAGACACCGGCGATAAGTACCGGAGTGTTAATAGTTGCGATTATAGTGGCCGTTGCATTGCCGACAGTAGACAAAAGCCCACGTCTGGTGGTGTCTTTAATCAGGTCATTTAGAGCAAACTGCCACCGTTCATCGTCTGCCGTGACTCCGGCCAATGTGGTGATCGGACCATCACCGCCGATCCGGTTATTCATCATCGTCGCCACGCGCCCGGCGTTCACGTTGGCACTACCCGCCGCCCCGGATAACAGTGTGATGGTGTTATCCAATTCAAACACGTTACCTGTGAACGTCAGATTATCGAAGGTCGCCGTTGCTAGGTCGAACAAAGTCCCAGCACTGTTCATTTGATACCTGACATAATCAGAGGCAAATATCTTGTTTGCGCCGGTGAAAGTTATTCCACCGGTCGCAATTGACTCGAATAACATCCGGTTTATGACGACTCTTAAGGCAACGTTTATAACCCCAATCGTCACACACGAAATCACCCGGATAAAATCCATAGTAAACTTGCCGTTAGAAATATCGAATATCGATCCAGTCGCAGCGTTCAGGCCAATGTTTAATATTCCCGACTCACCAACCCCGGAGGCTGTAATCATCGCGTCCACGCCGGTATAAGTCAGAGTGATCACCGCCGGATGGCCTGCGTTAAGCGAACAGTTATCACCCATGACAAATCTGTTGGCAGTCGATATATCGTTAATCAGGAAGTATTCGGTATCGTCTACAAGCGTAATCACGCCGCCTACGGCAGTCGGGAAATCGTTGATCGTGTCTACGATGACAGTCTTGGTCGTGACGGGCGCCCCGGAGACACTTGTGATCTGAATGTTATCCCCGGCCTGGGCTATGGATATTCCTGAGCCTGCGGTAATAGACCGGAACTGCGGCGAAGTAGTCTCGTTGAACAGTGTATTAACACCACCGGCCGAGGGTAGCAGTACGGTTTTAAGTGCAAGCCCATTCTGAGGCGATACAGACGCCGCAATACCTGCCCCGGCCTCAATATTTCGGATATTGTTTACCGCGCCCTGTGGGTCCAGGATGGGTACGCCGAGCGGATCGCCATCCTGGACAATCGTCCCGGTGACTCCAAGGGCTGCGACGAAATCAGAGAAGGCAATACGGTAATTGACGCCCTGTGACACGAAGTCGAACGTATCGGACGAACCTGGATTAGCATTGCCCGGAAAGACGCTCTTTTTTATCCCGGCATTTGATGGATGTGTCATATCGCTGCCTTAGTTCCTGACTCGACATTCACTGATCCAGTCGTTTCTGAAAGGATTGTGGCCTCAAGTTCAGGGTAAAAGTGATAGTCAGTATCAAAGCAGCCTTCATTACCCGAGCCCCTTGGTAATGTCGAAGGGTAGGCCGTGGGCAAGATACCCATCCCCAAACGGAGCATGGCGCGCATACCATCCCTGGCCGCGTTGATTAATCCAGCCGACACCTGGCCGCCGTAGTCAGGAGAAACTTCGATGGCCATGTTCGCGATAATCCCGCGCAGGGCGCCGACTGGAACTGTTACCTCATCGCCTAAATCGGAGACAAGTGTGTATCCAAGTTTGATGCCTTCAGCGTCCAAAGCGAGCATGTAGTTATTCATGCTGTCGATGAAGTCCTGATACTCGGAGGCTTCTAAAGGGCTTTCGTCGGCCTCGACCAGGATCCGTTTCAATGAAGCGGTAGCAACTTGAGCGGCGGATGCCATCAGACTCGCACCCATCCGGCAGACTCGGCATGTTGAATATTACCGGCTGCGTCATTGGTGGTGATTTCCAGCCCATTCGGCTTGCGCCAAAGAATCATTCCATTCTCACGTGGAACTTCCAGGTAAGCGGTTTGCTGCTCGATATCGACACCTAAGTCATTAACAGGATCGGCTTCGTCCTCCCACCTCTGGATAGTCTCAACTTTAATATCCAGCGACAGGGATACATCCTGTATCGACTCGCCTGCTCTGAGCCTGGATATAGCCTTGTCTTTGAATTGCTTTCCGTACCGAGCCACGGCGTACCCCTGTAAAAATCCGGGCGGCTGTTAACCGCCCGGTTTAACTATGGAGTTCCGAACCCCTGGCCGGCGTACAGCGGATTGAACACCGCAAAGGCCGGGAGAATATCAACACGCATCTTCTGGGTGTTGGCGTCGCCGTCGCTGTATTTGGAAACTCGCAGGGAGAATCCGTCCTCAGAAATGGCCACCGTATCGGTAGAGAAAAGCTTGGGCAGTTTCACCGTACCCAACCCAAACGCCTGCTCATGAAAGAACAGATTGGGCTGATACACCTTCGCCTCAGTGCCGAGAATGTTCACAACGTCACCCGAGGTCAGCGCACGGTCCACAGTGTTGTACTGGCCGTCAGCCTCGATGAGAGCAGGCCCACTGACCACTACAGTCGCAGCGCCACCAGCCATAACAACGTCGGCCAAAACAACCGCAGTCCATAGAACCGGGCTGCCATCAGCGCCAATAACCACATCACGAGTGGCAAGGTTAAGCCGGTTCGATGCTGGAAATTCCAGAATGTCACCCGCTTTAATCGTCTCACTACCGGCACCCATACCAGCCAATTGCAAAGTCTGCTGATAGGTGTCCTTGGCAGTCAGATAAGTTGCGTCTGGTGTGGCCGCAAGCGTTCCAGCCCGATCCACATTGGCCGATGCCGTGCGAGTACTCAGGGCGTTTGAGGTCATCGCCATCAGTCCACCGAAGCGGCTGGTGATTTGCGCCTTTTCCCATGCGACCGTCACAAGACGATTATCACCCGAGGCCAGTCCGGCCTGAGTGTCAGCCAATGCAGTGGTATTAAACGGATTCATCACATACCGCCAGGCGCCATCATTCGGTACACCTGTGGCCTGTAACAAAGCGCCTGCCTGGGAGATATCAGACCATTTCGTGATTGCGGTATCTGGATCGCCTGCCACCAGACCGGAGTTATTCAACATAAACGAACCCAGGTTTTTCTCCAGGGTGTTGATTACCCGGACAGCCTGCGGGGCGAGGATTTCCTTCAACTGGTCGAGTTCCAGTGCTTCCTCATGGGAACCCCACTCGACGGCTGTAGTAATCCAGTTCTGGACCACACCAGAAGCCTTACCTGCGGTCAGGTGTGACTTTGTTTCGCCGCTGATATCACCGTCTGCGGTTTCGCTGGCGATGTAATCATGTGGGCGTTTGAAATCAGTGATTGCCCCAGATTGCGGGGTGAACTTCCCCTGCAACAATTGCCGGTTAACGGACTTTGAAAGCACTCGGGACGATTCGGCAGCGTCGAGAAAAACACGCGCCACCTTTCGTGTGATGTTCGATGTTAGGTTATTGGCTGGCATGACTTGCACCTCATAAGACGAATAAATCCAGTTTTCACTGGTATCGCCTGGGTGCCGTGGCCAGGGACTACCGGATTGTCAGTCCGGCAGCCATTCCCGTTAGGGTTGCGGCTTGCCTCAGATTAACCGCTCTGATGGGCGTAACGGGCAATATAACCCCGACTTGTCATAGCGTCAACTATTCATATACCGCGCCCTTCGGCCCGTACTCAAGCGCCGCCCCGCCACCTTTTTCAGTCTCCACCGGATCAGGAGGCGCATCCACCGCGCTCGCCTTGGCCTTTGCGGCTATCTCCGTAGCTATCCGTGCCGCTGCGTCCATCGGCGCCATACGGGCCAGGTTATCAACTTCTACAGGATTGCGGGCCAGGTACATCGTAATGGCCGGGCCTTGCTCATGGTTCAGGATATGATGGCCGACTTGGCCGGCTAGACCACCTGCGGCCAGCACATTCGCCGCCGTGTCGAGTGCTATGGCGTCGATGCCTATCTTGCTGCCTCGGTCGCTGAAAGCTGTAACTGTGGCCTTGAGTGCTGTCTGTTGGTCAGCGTAGAGCTGCTGTTGTTGAGCCTCTGCTTGCCGTGCGTTGGCCGTCTGAATGGCCTCATACTTGGCAGACTCGACCATCGCCGTGTCGCGGGCTGCCATCTCCTCGGCGAAGGTGTCAGAGTAAGCGTCAGGAAGTGGTGGAACTACGGGCTTTACAGCTTGCGGTATCTGTGACCTCGCCTCAGCAAGCTCCCGTGTCAACTGTTCCGCTTTTTCTTCGGCTTCTCGTGCCCGCTGGACCTTGCTGCCGAGAGCCTCATTAAAGACTTTCTGCTGCAATTCACTTAACGGCTCAGCCTTCGGCTCCTCTTTTTGCGGCTCTCCCTCCGGCTGTTCCTGACTCGCGTTCGGCTCTGTCGCGTCCTCAGACTCGCCTGTTACCTCTGCTTCGTCATCTTGCATGATCTTCTCCTGTTAAGAATGACATCCACGCACGGGCTGGGTAAATGCTTTGTGAATCGGCCAATCGGCGTTTATTCTGCTTTTAAGTGCGCCTCTTCCAATGCCTAAAACTTCGGCCCACTCTGACAGGCATCTGACTTGCCCGTCGTAAATTATCACTAAGTTGTTCCTACGGTTTCGCTGTTGCTGCTTGATTGTTGCCCATCGGCAATTCTCAGGGGTGTAATTGCCGTTTGAGTCTCGCCTGTCAATTGAATGCTTTGGTGTCGGTTTTTCACCCATGTCTGCAAGGAAGTTTTCAAAACTATCAGCCCACCGACTGCATACTGAGATGCCCCGGCCACCATAGCGCTTGAATTCGATATGCTTTACGTTAGAACATCTTTCCCTCATAGCTAGCCAAGTATTATATATAGGGGTTTTGCGCATGCCGTGAGTTTTGTGCGTTTTTGACGCAACTTCAGAATTCAAGCACCCACAACTTCTTGTGTGTCCATTTCTCAGATTGCCTCCAGAAACTATGGATGTTTTGCCGCATTCACATAGGCACTTCCATAAATAATTACCGTTATTTGTTTTTCCTTTCTTGGAAATAACCTCCAGACGGCCATAAACATGTCCGACTAGATCAATAAAATTAGGCATAGATAACCCCTATTGAATACCGCTTTGTTCGGAGTCAATTATAGCAATTTGGCTCTGTAAAGTCCTGACTGAGCCAGGTGAAGCGATAGTCTCCACGCCATACGCCTTAGTTAACTCTACAAGAGCTTGGGTCATTGTTTTCAGGTTATTAACCTGTGCAGCCTGGGCGTCTTGTTGCTGGCGCATAGCATCCATCATCCTTCTGAATTCATCGTTCTGGACTGCGCCCTGGAGCTTCATAGCCTCTGTTCTGGCGCGGGCGTTGGCATTAAAAGCTTCACGCTGCTCTCGTTGTTCAGCCAGTTGTTGCTGTCCAGTCTTGACGGCAATATCGACTTGAGTCTTAGCCTCCTCGTTTTTTGCCCGGATCAGCTCCGCCTGTCCAATCAGTAAATTTGGATCCTCTTGTGGTGGTTGATTCTGCGCGGCCTGTTGCTGTCTGGCGACCTCCTGTTGTTCTTCTTCAGACCACTGGGAGACAGGGATAGCACCTGCATTAAACAATTGCGCCCGCATCCGCTCCGCTACCTGAGCAAGTCCGGGCGCAGAAATATTATCCAGCAGAATGTCCGCGCCAAGCTGTAAAACCTCCGGCTGGACTTGGGCGATCTCTATGAGCCCGGACACTGTCTCAGATTGCCTGGACTTAAAACTCGGCCCACTGGTACATGAAACGTCATACACACCAACAGATAAATCATTCAGCGTTGTAATCTGCCCGGTCTGCCGGTCCTGCACCTGTTCGCCCACGGTCACAGTCTTCGACACGCCGTCATCTTTCAGCAACCGTATCTGCCTGCCGGGTTGGTAGACTTTCGGTATCGCGGCCAATAATATCTTGGCGGTATGGCATTGCGCTGTTTCACGGGCCTGGAAATACTTGATCGTGCCAATGTCCCCACGGGCCTGTAATGCTTCGATAGCCACGCCTGATTGAGCGTTGGGATTATCGCCCATGCTCGCCGCGAACTTTCCAGAAGACTCGCGCATCCCTTCGGCCATTGATTGAGATAGGGTTATGAGTCCTGGGTTAATTGTGCCTCCGTTCTGCCATAACGGTGGGCCTGGCGAGTCTGGATCGGAATTGTAAATCTGTAACGGTTCGGAATTAGTATTGAGTGTGGCGAGCGATTTAGTATGGCCTAAGACCTGCTTCTCAGTTCCCCAGTACTTTCCCCTTGGGGCTAGTGAACCCTCCGCAATCTCTCTGGATTTTGAAGTGTTGTAACCGCGCTGATAGTCATACAGTTTCTCGACCACGCCGTAATAAATCACCTTCTGTTCGATAATCTTAAAATTACCGTATAACGGGATAAGCGGTATCCATGAAAATACTGTTGGTTTAGCTGTACTGAGCCAGCCACCATTGTCGAACCGGCGTGACCATACGGTACGTTTTTTCCGTACCCGTGTGCGCTCGTTGCCGTCCTTGTCCAGAGCGATAAACACCGGCTCCTGGCGTTGGGCCAGTTCGTCAATGATGCGGTTAAAGTCATCGTCACGCTCGTACACGCTGCCGTCTGACATCATTACCAGTTCGCGGGATATCTCCTTCACGTAGAGGTATTCGCCTACAAGTATCTGTTCAGGGTGCGAGCAATACGCCGTAGAACTGCGCTCAATACTGACGCTCTGCATACTTCCATCGGGGTAGCGGTCCTTGTACTGAGGCTTGGTAATGCCCGTCAGTATCCAGCCTCGATCAGCGTCCGAGGCATCCGGCTCCTCATGTGGCCCGAACCATACACGATCTATCCAATTACCTACCCGCTCGATGGCCAGGTCTTGATCGAACGTGTCACCGTCGATGAACTTCTGGACCACACGCCAACCGTCAAAACCACTTGTTACCATTTCACGGGATGCGGAGTTGTACACCGCGTTAGCTCTTGAAATGTTCTGGATGTTCCTTATCAGTCCGTCGTACGCCTCGGCGGTTTCCTTCGTTGAACCGGCACCGGCAGGCTCAATATCAATCACGAAGTCGGCCTTTTCCAAAGCTCCAGCAACCTGGTCAATCTGCGGCGATGTCATATCGAACGTGTAGCGAGGGGCGTCATCAAAAGCTTTGATTAGCTCCGGCTGCCATTGTCCGTCACGTTTTGACACGAACAACCGCGCTTCCCGGACTCGCTCACGGTTCTCGTGATCCAGGTCGAACGACTCTTTTAAGCCGGCCAGCATGTTGTCATGGTCAGTGTGATCAATATGTTCCATTCTACCCGCCCCATCCTGCAAATTTAATCGGTTTGAATTCAGATTTGCCCTGAGCAATTCCAGGAAACAACTCGGTCATCGCCCACACCAGAGCGTCGGCACGGTTAGGACTCTTGGCCCCCTGGTATCCAGTCTCTGTAAAGGCGCAGAGCTCGTCTTCCAACTTAGCGAAGTTACCTACGTGTCGGACCTTGCCCTGCTCGTACAGCGCCGCGATAGGCTGCGCCCTGACAACCTTGCCGCGTGTTGCCGTGACAGACTTGTACGGCACATGAGGGCTTGCAGCGCGTACCACAAATTCGACCATTGTCCCGCCATAATTGACTTCGCCCACAATCAAATCAGCCGAATGTCTATCGTATGCCGTAGTAGCAACGTTGCCCCACTTCGCCGGGCTGCCGTGTAGCGTCAGGTCTTCAAGAACATAAGCATTGCCGTCTGTACCCAGTCCACAGACCACTATGCCTATATCGTCGTTGTTCTCATCCTCGTCGTCACTGGCTCCCGATGGATCGACAGCCACAACAATCCTCAGCATATCCACCAACTCGCCGGACATGTGGCGCCATTTCTCGAACACGTCCTCATCCCATAAAGCGCCCGGAGCTGTATCACCGTACTCGCCGTCGAGGAACCTTTTACGCATATGGACAGGCAAGTCCTTCAGTGTGTCGATGTACCCCTTGGGTAGATTGGCCAGGTTATCAATGGGATTCATCTGCATTGTGACGTAATCGTTCGGATTGTTGAGCGTCTGCAATGTACCGGGCTTCAGTTTCCTAACGAACAGGTGATAGAGCCAGTGGGACTTTTTCGGAGGGTTGGCATCGTAGTACATACGAAGCGGTAGCGGTTCATCCTCGTGTGACTTCACGTCATGATTGACCGCCTGTGCCAACCGTGTCATCGCCATATTGCGGGACTGGAAAGATATTTGCGAACACTCGTTGAGGTATATCGTCGAATGTTCCTGGCCTAAAACCTTCTCAACTCGCTCTTTGTCGTCCAGTCCACCGAACCACACTTGGGAGCCATTCGGAAAGGTAGCGAACAAGTCTTGTTTGTCGAGGCCCACCTTCACCTGCGGGAAACACTGCCCGAGCATCTTCGGCCAACTGTCGTTGATGATTGAGGCTTTCAGGTGGTTCAGTCTGAATCGGAGAATGGCGTGGCGGGACTTTGAAGCCTTGAGCGCCCGAAGTGCTACAGCTCGTAGGAGTAGCGCCGTTTTGCCGGATCGCGAGCCACCAGTCAGTGCGATATGTGTGGCCGCGCCCCTTAGCAGTTCCTGAGCCTCTTGCTGTTTGCCGGTGAGAATGAACCCGGTCACAGCTTCATGTCTTCACTGAGTATCTCAACCACCAGCGGGCCACCATCAGCACCTGATAATTCTACGGCTTTCAGTTTCGGCGTGAGGTATTGCGCTACCTTGTCGTTTGCGTCAATCAATGCACGCAAGTCCTCAATCTTAGCCGTTTCGTATGGTTTCAGGCTGTCACCCATAGCCACAGCAACGGCGGCCATTTCAATAACTGGATTCCATTCAGGGAACCTCTCAGCAAGCCGCGCTAGCAATGCCTGCTTGTTTTTGTTTGGTATTCCTTTCCTGCTTCCGCCTGGTCCCGGCACAATGTCACCATGTATTTGAATTGTGGGTCAAAATGTACCACATGGACAAAATGTCCACTATTCCAATCCTAAACCACTATTGACGCCGTGTCATGTGCTGTGAATGGTGCAGTGCGTCATAAGCATTGCGCCTGACACTGACCATATTGCGGCCACATGCGATACATTCGTGCTGGCTGACCATTACAGGTAAATCGTCCTCAGTGACTGATTTGTCCCAGGTTATGGCTGTTTCCAGTGTCTTGACCTGGT